TTATAGTCCTCAAGCGCGGTGGGGTCGCGGATAATACTCGTCATGAGTATCACAACGTCGTGAACGTGATGGACTGGGCTTGGAAGTCGCGCCCGGCCAGCAGGTGGTTGTCCCCAGCCGTCATCTCGGGTTCCCAGCTGGGGAAGATGGCGGTTGTGAGGTCCCACTGCGGGTCTCCAGTGCTGGCGCCCCAGGGGATGTTGATGGTTTTCTCGTTCTCGTCGTCCGTGTCCGTGAACAGGGACTTGCCGCCATCCTCGAAGGCCAGGTCGGAGCTGCCCTCAATGAGGCGATTCCCGTGCGTGACCTCCGCCGGACCTTGCTGGCCCGTGGTATGCTCAAGTTGGGTTTGGTGATCAATGGTGAGCTGGAAGTTGTTCACGATGGCGGCCCACGTCGCGCTGCCAAGCTGCACCTCGGCGCCGGCGAACGTCTTGACGTTGTCCGTGACGCTGCTGTAGGACTCGCGGCTGCCGGTGCCCACGCCCGGGTCCGTGCTCGTGGGCTTGTCGATGGTCTCGCCCACGAACGTCACCGTGACGCGGTACGCGCTGTCGACGCCGCCGTTCACCTCCACGGTTTGCGGTCGCATGCCCTTCGCCCGGACGTAGTAGCTGGTACCCTGGTCGGCGTTGAAGATGACCTCGATGGTGAACGACCGCGTCGTGTCGTCGCTCTCGCGTTCGACGAACTTCTGCACGTCGTTCGGCCGCTGCATCAGGAACTCGACCTCGACCTCGTCATCCTCGGACTCATGGATCCAGTCCTCCACGTCAAGGCGACCGAGGTCCGTGCCGTCAAGCACCTCCTTGTTCACGCTCATGCTGACTCGTTGGGTCTGCGTGCTGAACAAATTAAGGGTCGGGTTGCTGGGTGTGGTCCCGTCCGTGGTCTCTTCGACGAAGCGTACCTCGGTTTGTTGTCCTTGCGTGAGCGCCATTGTGGTTCACCATTTCTGTGAGGCGGCTGTTGGAGGCCTCGTCACTCTTGGAGGAGGGCCTTGTCCAGGTCGTTGCGGCCCTCGCTGAAGTTCGTGCGGTTGATCGTCTTCGTGTTGCCGTCGGCCTTCGTGGTCTTGGTGAGGATGTCTCCAGCGTTGCCGGTGTCGGTACCGTCGCTCATCCAAGTGACGGACTCGCCCGCTGGGGGGGCGGCGGGGTCGCTGCTGCGCTTCTGGAGTTTGATGCGGTCCAGGTTCAGCTCGTCCGCTTCCACGGTGGCGCCCATCGCGCCTTGCGGCGGGTGCACCACGGTTACGTGCCTCCGGCCAGCTCGTACACGATGAACTCCCGGAACGTGGTGTTCACGCTGTACTGAAAGTTGACGCCGTTGTCGGCGGGCGTGGCGGGGATGTCGCCGACGAGCTGGAGCGCGTTCGCGGTGAGGCTTTGTCCGTCGTTGAGGTTCTCGGTGACGGTGGTGCCGCCCCGGGTGCGGCGGACGTCGAGCACGCCGGCGTCTTCGGGGGTGGCCCAAATGCGGAACACGGCGGCGCTGAGCTCGGGGTTGGTGAGCGTGAGGTCGCTGCTTAGGATGTTGCTCCCGCTTGTGTAGCTCTTGTTGTGCTGGTTGGCCTTGACACGGTTTCGCAACAGCTGAAGCAGGGACATGGGTTAGGTCACTGAGCTTGGGCGAGCAGGAGCTCGCTGGCTTCGGTCGTGAGCTTCGCGCCGGCTTCGGTTTCGAGTTCGGTGGTGCCGACGGCGTACGTTTGGATGCGCTGCACGTTGACGTCGACGCGGAGCCCGCGGACGACAGTGCGACCCGCGTCCTCGACCCGGCTTTGCGCGTCGACGACGTGCGCGTGGATGGCGCCCCGCCCTCCGAACGTGTTCTCGACGTTGCGCACGAGCGCATGGAGCTTGTCCTCCACCAATTGCTCGTAGTCGGTCTGGTTCAGGATGTCGCCTTGGTTGAGCGGCCAGCGGACGTCCACTTGGAGACGCTGGTTGCCCTCCTCGCTCTGCCCGCCCAGGCTCGAGGCGCCATGCGGATCGCTGACTTTCCGCGTCCACACTTGGCGTCCCGTGTTCCCAAGGTGGGATCCCAGCTCGGACCAGGGGTAGGTGTGGGTGACGCCGTCTTGGAGGCCGTTCGCGCCGGTGCCATACACTTGGAACCCGTCGAGCTCGGCTTTGAGAGCGGGAAGGTAGTTCCGGGTGGGCACTCACAAGAACCCCCGCCTGTTGCCGATGCTCTTGTCGCGCGTGGCGGCGCTCATGCTGGAGCCGCCGCCAAGCGCGTTGACGGTGCGCTTGTAGTCACGCAGGTGCCGGATTCCGGCCGGTTCGCTCCCGTTGTCGCCTTCGGCGCGGGTGGGGTCGGCGGTGAGCACCTCGGACCCGTCTCGGACGGTGCCCCACAGGAGCCAGCTGGCGTACGCCTTGATGGCGGACTTCACCTGCGTGATGTCCCAGGCATCCTTGAGGAGATAGCCGTCGAGCTTGACGCGGACGCCGCTCGACGGTGGCGAGGTGAGCCTGATCACGCCGAAGCGGCTGTTGACGCTGGTGACGGTTTGGGTGGTGCGGGTGGGAGGGTCGGTGTCGGGGTCTTCGGTGTGGACGTGGACGTCGGCAGCGTCGATGGTCTCGTCCAGGGTGTCGTCGGCGATGAGTTGCCAGTCGCCGGGCAGCTCGTAGTCTTGGTTCGCGTTGTCGGTGCTGCCCTCAAGGAGGAGGTCTTGCACCCATGTGGCTTCCTGATTAATAAAGTGGGCTTGGGCGTCGTCGATGGCGGCCTCCACCTCGCTTTGGGACGCGTCTGAGTCATCTTGGAACCCGGAGCGTTCGCGCACTTGGGTCTTCGTGACGAGTCGGGTCCGGGTCGGGCTGTGGATGCTAGATTCGGGGGTCAGGCTGCGTCACCTCCGGCGTGTTGCCAGCATGGTTCGTCTTGGTCTTGGCAGCGGGTGCAGGGGGTGCCGTCGCTGGTCCGGGGCGGCGTCCACTCGTCTGGAGGCTTGTCGTTTGCCTCTGATGGTTGTGGGGGGGAGGTGGGCTGGCGGTGAACCTGGAAGCCGGGTTTGCGCCGGAACCGGTCGCGTTGGGTGGGACTGTCCGTGTGCTGCACGGTGCGCCCGTCCTCCGTCTGGATGGTCCACCGCCGCCCCATGACGATCACTAGTTAGCTGTTCGTGGGCACGCGGTAGACCGTCGTATCCAGGTTGAAGTCGGGGCTGGTGCCGCCGGTCACGTACTGGAGCCGGAGCTTCGCCCCCAGCGGGTGCTCAACTTCGGCGCGGCTGGTGCCGGTCCCAGTGATCTGGCTGACGCTGTCCCCAGTGTCCACCCAGTTGTCAGTCTGCGGCTCGTACACTTGCAGTTTCGGGTCGAGCGTGGGGTTGGTGCCGTTGGCTTTGCTGACGTGCACGACGATGACGAAGTCGTCGCCCTCCTCGTTCGTGAAGGTGCTCCCGGCGGTGTCGCTGGTGACACCGGTCAGGCTGTCCAGCTTGATCGTCTCGGCCGTCTCGCGTTCTGTCCTACTCATCAAGAGCCACCTCAGGGGTTCTGCACCATGCCGACGGCCGTCGTGTCGATGATCTCGGTCTCGTAGCGCATCCACGCGATGAGGCGCACCTCGTCCGTGTCCGCGGAGGTCGTCTCGTCTTCGATGACCTCCGGCTGACGACCCCATGCGGACCCGAGCGCGCGGCTGCTGTCGATGACGGTGCTCAGCACAGTGCCGCTTGACTGGTTGAGCGCGTTGAAATGCGAGCTCACTCGGACGCTCATTCCAGCGATGCGCGTTAGGCTGCCATCCTGCACGGTGATGTTCTCGCCGGCGGTGCCCACGCGCTCGTCCTTGAGGAACTGCTCCTCGACGTCCGGATGCATGAGCACCATGTCCGGCCGCATGTCGTTCCCCTTGAGCGATTGCTTCGCCGACACGGCTTTGTCGTACACGTCGGCGAGGACCCCTGCGCTCGCGAGGTCAACGGTGGTGCCGGCGTTGCTGCTGTTGTTCAGCCGGTTCGCGATGCGGGCGTTCACTTGGTCGTTGAGCGCCGCCATCAAGTTCGCGATGTACTGCTGGCGGCCGATCACCGCGGAGTCCTCAAGGGTCTCTCTGGTCACGTCGTTCCGGGTGCCCCACTTGGTGAGCGTGATCGGGGTCTCGGTCGGGTCGTCGGCGCTGTCCGACACCGCGCTGCCCTCTGAGACCGTGCTGGCGGTGCGGGTGGGCATGGCGAGCACGCTGACGGTGTCGCCGTCGCGGGCGGTCAGGTCGACGGTGGTAGCGGCGATGGCGTCCCGGAGGTTGTCCGGCGCGTACGCCGCTTCCAGGAGCAGGTCTGAGTATACTTCCGAGGGAATCGCCTCGCTGGCTTCGGTGGTGGTGGTGCCGAACTGGTGCTCATACTCGTCGGCCCGGAAGGTGTGGAACTTCTCGGGCACGTTGGGTTCGGGAATGGCGGGGTTGCCGTGGGCTCGCTTGGCAGTGGATGGGGTCACTCTTGGACACCTCCGCGGACGATGCGGGCTTGGCCTCGGGGATCGCGCTTGGCGCGGCGGAACGCGTCGTTCAGCGTCGGGTTCGCGGTGCCGTCATCCGGGTTGACGGGGTCAAGCCCGAACATGCTGCGCACGCGGTTGTACGCTTGGAGGTCAACCTTGTGCCCGCTGGGCGTGGTGAAGGCGGTGTGGGTGGTGCGTCCGCCTTGGGTCTTGCGCGATGGTTCGGGGTCGCTGTCCGCACCCGCGGCGGCTGCGGCTTGGAAGTGTGTGGCGGCGCGGGCGGCGCCCCGGAGCTCGTTGAGGCTCGGCTCCTCGCTGAACTCGTCCTGCCAGTCCTCGCCCACGGCGTCCTTGAGTTGCGTGGTGAGGCGTTCCCGCTCCCGTTCGCGGTAGGCTTCCAGTTGGTGTTCGAGTTCTTGGATGCGCTCGCTGTGGTCGGCCTCGTCGCGGGACTGCAGGTCTGCCAGTTCGGTCTGGACGTCCTCCATCTGCTCGCGCAGCTCGTGGAGATCCTGGTCCCCGTCCGAGTCCGATTCTTGGTCGGATTCGCTCATGGTTGTCGTGTCCTCTCGTTCAGTCCCGCTGAGTTGGGTTGTGATCCGGTGGTCAGACTGATCCGGGTCCGGGCAGGCGCCGCCGCACTCTGGGCAGAACGCGTGCTCCTTGTCCGCCTCCTCCATCCCGATGCCGCATCCGTCGTCGGGGCTGCACGAGCCCTTGCTGAGGATGGCGCCGCCCGTGAGCGCGCCGTCGACGAACGCCACGTCGAACTCCTCCCCTTGGTACGTCTCCCCCGGTTCCGCCTTGCGGACAACGGTTTGGCGGGAGTTGACCTCCATGCTGTATTCCGGTGTCTGCCCGGCCTGAAGGCGGCCTTCGATGAAGCTGATGGCGTCGTCGAACCGAGGCCGCGACTCCTGAAGCACTAGGTCCGCCCGGAGCACCGTACCCTCGTCGTCTTCCTTGACGCGGGGGCTGGCGTGGTGGCCGACCTCGTCCCGGACGCTGGAGCTGTGCCCGAGGTTGACGGGTTCGCCGTCAAGCGTGGGCGCTACGTTGCGGATGAACTGCTCGGTGATAGCGACGCGTTCCCCCCGGAGGGGGCCGCCGCCGGGCGTGTACACGCCGGGCCGGATGACCGCCACCTCGAACACTGCTTGACTTGTGGGGTTCTGGGTTCGTGCTTGGGGCATCAGAGGCCACCTCCGAGACCGCGCACGCCGAACACACCCAGCGAGCGCAGCATGTTGTCCACCTTCGCCTGCACCTCGTCCTTCGCCGGTCGCAAGTAGGGCTGCCCTGGATGCATCAGGGTGCCGAACTCTTGGTCGCGAGCGTAGTGCACGTTCGTCCCTACCAGCCAGTCCCCGCCCTGCACCAGCTCCGCTCGGATGCTTGACTGCAACCGACCCGTGTCCACCGGCGCTTTGTGCTTAGCGAGGCGCACCGTCTCGCGGGCGGCCATCTCCTTCACTTGGGCGAGACTGCGCTCCCCTTGCTCAAGTCGCGCTTGCCAGTCCGGCTCGTCGGTGACGCGCACGCTCACGCTCATGCCACGCGCCTCCCTCGCGGTCGGTCCGGGTTCCGGAGCTGGGACTGGCGTCGAGCCGCGCGAATGGTGGCGTCGCGCACCTCGCGCCAGACGCTCCGCAGCTCCCGGATGAGCTCGTTCTCAAGCGTGACGAGGCCCGATACCCGCTCGGTGGTGGCTTGCTCGTTCTGGTCAAGAGCGTTGAACTGGCTGAGCGTGGTGACGGGGCCGACGGTGCACCGGCAGTTGGGGTCCGCCGGCGGCGCCTGCACGCCCAAGCTGAAGGGTTGGCGCTTGGGCACGCGTTCGCCATGGATCGCGGCGTGGCTGGGGCGGACGCGGTCGTCTCCGGCCGTGATCCACTCCTTGCGCTGGACGACGTTCGACTTTCGCCAAGCGGCGAGCCGGCCGTAGTTCGCGCTGCGGTTGAGCTCGGTGCGGCTGATCACGGGGATGCGCCAGGCTTCCCCGTCGAACGTCTCGCGGACGAGCCGTTTGATGCCCTCTTGGCGGACGCCGCGGCGCAGCCCGTCTTGGACGGCGCGAGTGATGCCGCGTTGGGTGTCCTCGCTGACGCGGCGGACGCCGCGAGCCATGTTCTCCTCGGCGAACCGGAGCGCGCGGGGGTCAGGCGCGTCGGCGGGGGCTCGACCGATGTCGCGCAACCCTTGGTTGAGGCCTTGGATGTTAGCGCGGCGGGTGCGCTTGAGCGCTTCCTCGCTGGCTCTGGCGTTCCACACCGACCAGGGGTCCTGCACCCAGCGTGGCGGAGGCACTACGCACCACCTCCAGGCGGTAGGGGGCCCTGGGGGGTGTTCTGGAGGTCGTCGTCGGTAAGGTTGAGGCCCACGATGCGGGCGGCGGCTTCGGGTGTGGTGCCGGCGTTGACGAGGTCAAGCATGGCGCGGGCGCGGTCCCGTGCCGTGCTGGCTTGGACTTTGGGGTCGACCTCAAAGGCGTGCCAGTCCACCCAGAACTCGTCGGCGTTGAGGCCCAGCCGTCCCTTCACGAACCGTTTGACGTGCTTGGTGAGCACGTTCTCCTGCACGCCGGACAGTTCCTCGTGGTACTGGCGCTGGTTCGTCTTCGATCCGGCGATGCTGCCGCTGGCGGCGCCGCGGAGCATGAGCTTGGGCATCCCGACGGCGGCCGCGATACTCTCTAGGAACGCCTCGTAGAAAGGTGATGGGTCGACGGTCTCCGGGTTGACGCTGGTGATCTCGTGGGATTCGTCGCTGGCGAACCCGCGGACGACCTCGTCGCTGTTGATCCATTCCGTCCACTCATCCGTCTCCTCGTCGTCCGCTCCTTCGATGCGGTTGTGCACGAAGGGCACGCCGCAGCTGAACAGGATTTCGCCGCTGGACTGGTCGCCCATGACCTTGCTGTGCGCCGAGTGCCAGGCGGCCTCCATGGTGCTAAGGCCGTGGTGGTACCCGGGGAGGTCGTGGAGGACAAGTTGCTCGTAGCGGTCGGGGTGGAGAACGAGGTCGCCCTGCATGCGGCTTTCAACAGCGAACAGATCGTCGGTGCCCTCGCGTTCGTGGAGGCTGAGGTTGGTGGGGTCGGCGACGAACACGGCTTCCAGCGTCGCCTCCTCCGGGACTTCTTCGTCGGCTCGCCCGGCTTGGGTTTCGTCGCTCCAAGCGAGCTCAAGGAACCCGTCGCCGTAGACGTGGGCGCTGATGAGGGCGTCCTCGATTTTGCTGAGGATGTCTTGTTCGCGCGCCCAGGCTTGCCATTCGTCGTTTTGTAGGTGCTCGGTGCCGTCGTCGGGGTTGCGGAGGGTATGGCCTTCGCGGACGACGTCGGCGGATTGCTTCTGGATGCCGCGTTGTGCCAGAGGTTCCTGTCGGTAGAGTTGCTCAAGGCGGCTGAGGTCGATGTCGGTGGGGCGTTCGGCCTTCGCGTTGAAGGTCTGGGTGGCGCCGCCGGTGGTCTTGCGGTTGATGTCGGCGCTGTCTTTCCAGAGGATGCTGCCGCGGGGGGCGCGTCGGCGACGTCCGGTGCGGCGGCCCCAGCTGCTCTTGGTTGGTGAGTCTGGGTCGCGCGAGAATAGGCTTTGGACGCGACTGTAGAGACCCACGCGGCGTGTTGTCTCTTTCGCGGGCACTTAAGGGATTCCCGAGTCAATCACGGGACTCAGAGAAGGCTCGGAGGGCTTCCTGGTCAAGTTGGTGGGCGCGGTCAGCGTCCATGATGATGAGGCGAAGCAGCTCGTTAAGGTCGTCGGGGTCGGCCATGCGGTCGGCGTAGCGGTGGCGGCGGTCCCGGAGCAGTTGCTCAATGTCTTGGCGGAGGTAGCGGTTGGCCACTATATCGCGCTCCAGCTGCTGTCGCCGGCGCGGCGGTCGAACAGCATGATGAGGGTGTCGGCGCAGTCGGGGCTTTTTTCGCCCTCATACTCGACCTTGATGGACTTCGTGGTAAGGGTTTGGCGGGCGCGCCGGAGCTCGCTTTTGAGCCGATTCAGGTCGGGGAGGCTGATTTGCTTGTCCTCCAGGCGGGTGCGGAGGTCGTCCGCGGCGAGTTCGGCGTAGCGGTTCTGGTAGTCGTCGTCTTGGGCTTTGTGACTGCTTTTGAATTTGTTGACAATGTAGGAGGGTGTATCGGGGTTGTCGGGGTTGTTAAGGTCATCGGCGACGCCTTTGCCGACGCCGAGCGCGTCAACGGTGATGGGGTCGCCGTCGGGTACGATGCGGCGCACTTTGCGGGTGGTCTTCTTCGTGTCGGGCTCATCCCAGATCCAGTCATCACGGAGATCAATATTGGCGCCGACCTCGCTGACCTCACCGCGGACGAGAACATTCTGGTCCTTGCCGCCCTCGGCGACATCAAGGCTCCACCGCTCCTCGGCGTCGGGGAGCTCAAGCGGTTCACGTTTGCAGGCGTGCTGGATCCAGGGCCACCGATAGAGCGCTCCCTCCGCGGTCTGCGGGAACCTAGACTTGTAGTACACGGTGAACAGCAAGCTGGAGAGGCGCTCGCGCTCCGTCTCAACGTAGGATCGGGCGAGGCGTCCTTGTTCGACGGCTTCGCGCCAGTCGATGCGGATGGTTTTCGTGTCGGGACTGTTCCAAGAGCGGGCGAAGGGGCTGGTCGGGTCCCAGGGGTTGCCGATTTCGACGATGCGACCTTTGAGCTCGCCCTTTTCGTCCACTGACCCGGCGACCATGCGGCGGGCCTCAGCGTGCTGCTCCTCGGTGAGTCCGCCGCTCTCGTCAAGGATGAGCAGGTCTCCGCCTTGGCTCATCAGCGATCCGCCGGCGCTGTGCGTGGCGAACTCCTTCCTTTTCTCAAACGTTAACCGTCGCTTGCTAGCCTCGTTCTCGAGGCGTTCGGCGGTGCTCCCGCCGCGGGCGTCTTTCAGCTGGTGGCGCAGCGTGGGGCTTTCGGCGACGTTCTTGGCGACGTAGGTGCGAATTGTCTTGGTCTGGTCGCGCTTTGGGGCGACGAGGTCGATTTCGAGGGGCCCGGGGTGGCTGTCGAGGAGGAGGCTGACGCCGTCGGCGACGCCGAAGCTTTTGCCGCTTTGGGTGGGGGCGGTGATGCAGATGTGGGGGTGGTTGCTGTAGGTGATGGCGTGGACGATTCGTTGTTGGAATGGGGCGAGGTCGTGGCCGTAGAGAGCTTGGCAGAGGGTGTGGACGTCTTGGTTGGCGGCGGCGGTGTGGAGGGCGTCCGTGGCGGTCTTGGGGTCGGCCGTCATCGTGACGTTCCTCTTACGGGGCCCGGTTCAGGTGGAGAGATGCCTGGCATGAGGCTCAGTGGAACTGTCATGCATCCGATCCCTCGTCGTCCTCGTCCTTATGGGCATCCTCGAACCCCGACCGCAGACTATCCACAAGACCCTGCACCTCCACCGCCCCTCCGTCCTCGCCCGTGACCTCCCGGCCCTCCCGCTTCATATACCCAAAACTAGCGGACGCAACGAACTCCGGCCGACAATCCGATAAGACCTCCCGCGCCCCCGCCGCATGGGCTTGCGCGTAATCCTCGCAGAACTGGCACGGGTCCTCCGTGGTGAGGGTGGGGCGGGTGGGTTGTTCGAGGCAGCACAGCCAGCGGCGGAGGGTGTCGGGGCTGATGCCGGCGAGGGCAGCGGTGTCGTGGAGTTGGAGGCCGTCGCGGCGGGCTTGGAGGATGAGGCGTTCGCGGCGGTCGGAGCGTTTGGTGGGGGCGCCTCCGTTGCTGTCTGCGGTGCCGCCGTGGTTGGGGATCCAACACTTCGTGGGGTCGCCGTCTGGGGTGGTGGGGTGTTGGCAGGGGCTTCCGGTTGCGGTGGGGTGGCCGCACTTCTCCGTCATGCTGTTAAGGCCTACGATTTGGGTTGATTATTTGTAGTGAGGGGCGTATAGGGTATATTGTTATGACAGTGAGTTTTCCGATTCAGCGGGAGTGGTTTGAGGAGATTCAAAGCGGGGAGAAGCGGGTGGAGTACCGGGCATGTTCCGAGCATTGGGAGGCGCGGTTGGGGCCGGATCGAGTGGGGGAGGAGATCGTGTTCCAATGTGGACAGGACGTGCTCCGGGGCCGGGTGACGGATGTGGAGCGGGTGGAGACGCCGGAGTGGGTTCCAGCGGAGTGCGTGGAGACTGCGGAGTGTTTTGCGGTTCATTTCACGCTGTCCTCCCAAGCGTGAACGTATTCGAAGGTCGCGGTCTTTCGTTGGTGGGATCCGCTCTCTTTGAGGCCTTCCTTGGGGCCGGCGTGTTTTGAGGCGCGGTTGTAGCCGCGGAGGGTTATCCACTTCTCGTCCGCGTTGAGGGCGTGCATGAGGGTGGGGTGGCTTGTGATGATGAGGGGGCGGTAGGCTTGGTCGCGGTAGTGTTGGCATACTTTGTTG